ATTAATTTCTATGGCTCGGGCTTTGGCTGGGACGATGGCTTTGGCTCGGGCTTTGGCTCTGGCGATGGCTTTGGCTCGGGTGATGGCTCGGGCTATGGCTAAGACTCGGTCAATGTCCATAATGATATTGATAGTCATGGTTTTGGATATGGTTAATTATTCAAAACAATACCACTTTATTTGTTCAATGGCTTCATCAATAGAATAACAAACGGCAGCATAATAATTTTGCTGCCTCATGTCATTCATAAATGAACGTTGATGACAGCTTAATTTTCCATTTTTGCTTTTAAGTTCAATCCAAGCTCCATGGAATCCATGGCGAGGCATTGCAATAAATAAATCAAAAACACCCCGTTTTAATCCTAAGTCTTTTAAAAGTTTTCCGAAATACCATGTGCGCTTTCCTTCGTTCGGAAAATGCATAATTAAATTTTTAATTGAAGGATGTAGGTTGATCCATTGGATGACTGTTTTATGAATATGTTCTTCTGAAATATCACCTGATTTAAGAACTTTACTCATTCGCTCTTTTTAACCACCCTTTTTCAAATTTTTTTAATTGAGGTTTATTTTTAATAATCAATTCATAAACATGTACTGCTTGTTTTCTTATATTATTAAGCAAAAGTTCGTCTTTATTATCAATATGTAATGAGTTTACTGCATAAATCGTTTTTTGGCCTAAAATCCCATCTTCTTTTAAATTAAAACCATAAGCGCAAGCATTAATTGCTCGTTGTAAAATAATGGTTGATTCGTAAGTTCCAAGATTCACGCATAAATCAAACAACTTAATAGCTATTTTTTGGCTATTTATATCATCATAATGATTGCTATCCCATTTGTATTTATAATATTTATAGGCATCTTCAATAGTCAAATTTTTGACATCTTTTGGCACCCTTAATGATTTATGGCAAGATTCTAATTCTTTTTGTGTAATGCCATAATTTGTTGCACCGCCTGGATCGTCTAAATCATCACTATAACCGCCTTCATTTTTTAAGACATAATGAAATGCATAATCAAAATTATTTACTGTCATGCAACAACCGGCGCTATTAAACTAATATGATTATTCGCTGTGGAAACTGCAAGGATTACTAATCCTTCCGTGACTTTAACTAATGCCATTAATTCATCTGTATAATTTAAAGTTGTTTCATTATCTAAATAGCCTTGAGTCATCACAGTTGCTAAAGAATCATCCGTTTTAATATAAATCCAACAAGGTCTAATATTGCCAATGTTCCAATATTCACCTGATGCATTAACAGAAATAATTGCCATATAATTTCCTTAAGAATATTCCCAAACTATAATTAAACCATCTGCACCATTACCGCCATTTTGACTGGTACTTGTTGCTAGTCCACCTAACGCACCACCACCACCTGACCCGTAACTTTGTCCAGCCGTACCATTTGCTGTTGTATTTCCTTGACTTGTAGACCCCCGTCCATACATCGAACTACCGCCAGCCCCGGCTGCCGTTACGCCTGTAATATTAAAACCATTACCACCTGCCCCACCTGTTATATTAATATCACCACCGGAAGCACTGCCGCCCTGTCGTCCAAATGTAATACCAGTAGAACTTGTAGATATACCGCCTGCTAAATTTCCGCCAACACCGCCATTGGCTGTCATAACATCAAATGTTGTATTTCCCCCGTTTGTGCCATTATTAGCTCCAACACCGCCAGCACCTCCCGTACCGACTGTATAAGTATAACTAGCAGCCGCTGAGGAATAATATTTGCGACAATAACCGCCACCGCCGCCACCACTAGCTACAGCTATCGTTGTAGAACCTGCAGTTATTCCACCACCACCGCCACCGCCGCCCACACATTCAACAACTATTGATGTTACATTGGCAGGTTTAGTATAAGTTGCTGCTGTTCCTGTAGTAAAAATTTGGACGCTTCTTAGGCCTCCAGTATGGGTGCAATTAGTTAAATTGCCGCTGGTTGGTGTTCCGAGTAATGGTGTAACTAAATTTGCGCTTGTTGAACCTACAAAAGAACCAGTTCCTGTTTGACCTGACAAACTAGTATTAACTGCGTTATTAGTTGCCATAATATTAAAATCCTTATGCTATTGTAAGTCCTGAAGATTGAGGAGCTGATGCTACAGTCCATTCTGTATTTGCTGTAGTGCAAATCATATAAAATGAATCTTTGGCATTGGTTGAAGCTACAGAGCCGCCAGATGTTGTTGTTGAACTGCCTACTACGATAGTCTGACCTACGCCACACTGAACCTTCCAGCCACCTGCGCCTTTACCAATAATGTCTATTTCATCACCTACAGCGCTTGTGGCTGGTAAAGTTAAAGTAACAAGACCTGCATTATTTGCAATATACCCGTTGTTTGAAAGCATGGCCTGTGAAGTTCCAGTAACTGTTGTCCAGCTAAAACCAGCCAGCCCTGTCGCTGAAATAGTTATAGAACCAGCCCCGTTTGAAATTGAAATATTAGAGCCAGCCGTTAAAGTTGTTCTAGATGGAGGGTTGCCTGTATTACCTACCCATAACTCACCATTGGTCAAAGGCGTGCTATTTTCAGTGCCGCCATTTGCTTGAGTTAATGGATTGGTTAATGTTAATGCATTAAAAGTTGGCGAGCTTGTCGTAGCAATATCCTGCGGAGTACTTAAAGTTACTGCCCCTGTGGATGATGAAGCAATAACTTGGTTTGCTGTGCCTGTAATCGATGCTACGCCGCCTCCTGATGCAGAAAGAGCAGCATACCAAGACGATGCACTTGTTCCAGAATTTAAAATACAAGTTATTAATGCACGTTGGCCTGACGCTAATGTCGTAATTGTATTTAAACCTGATGATTGTATAGTTACTGTTCCAGTTGATTCGTTAACTATAGACCAAGTTATTCCCTGTGCTAATGTACTTGTAACCGGCATAACAACCGTTTGGTTTAATGTGCCAGTAAAAAATTGCCAGTAGTTACTTTCAATGGTTAATGTTGTTGTTCCGTTAGCGGTTGCTGTTGTTGTATATCCGCTATTGACGTTTGCGCGTGTCCATACTGCGGTAGATGAAGTTCCAGATGTCGTGCAAATCCACAATAGATCGTTTAATGTATCCCAACAAAATTGATACGTAGTGCCAGCCAAAGAACCGTTTGGATTTCCCGAATTAAATAGAATAATATTCGATTGAAATAAGTTATAAACTTGCTGCAATGATTCTTGAACAGATAAACCAAGATTAGATGGACTTACATACCCTTGAACTGCGCAAATAATATCCGACATTGTAGCGTTTGATACGGTGGGTAGTTCCGTGAACATTTCTTCAGTTGTTGCGGCCATTTAAAAAATCCTTTTTTACAGACAGCGTTAAATCAATTAAGCGATACTGCTACTAAAAAATGCGACTTCAATATCACAAGTTGTATTAGGAGTAAGAAAGCTAATCGTATCCCCTGCATATACAGTACGTTTATATTCAATAGTTCCAGCAATTAGTTCAGATTTAGAAGATGTTAATGTTCCACCTGCGGGAACTGCTGCAGTATCAGTTCGTGAACACCACACCCATCCGTTTGGCTGGACACGAACGTACATAATCCAAATAGGAAAATTAGAAGGTACTGTTACTGATTCAGCTGTATTAGCTGCTAAAGTTGCTGTGAAAATATCCGTAGGAAATTGAGGGGCGTAAGCATTATACCCTTGCAAATCTCGGCCAAAAATTAGATCTACCGACATAAACACATCCTTATGTTTAAAATTATGTTCTATTATATCAAAGTTTTATAAACATGTTATAAAAAGTGCCGGATTGTGTGATATTAAAAGGAGTTTGTGAGCCTGTTCTAGTGACTGATCCCGTAGTCAAAGTAGAAATCACTCCAGGAGGTGCCGATAAGTTTGCTGTGCCACCTGCCGCAATACTATTGATATAACCAGTTCCAGGTGATAACGGATCGTGCGTATGATCTACTAATTCATTTAATAATTGAGTATGAGCATGCTCGCCAATCGAAACGCCAGTAGTATTTGTTCTGACTTCAAAAGTTCCTGATGGTGCTGAATAAGCAACAACTGGAGTGCCTGCTAAGGCATTCGCATAGGTTGTCGCAATATTAAATGTTAGCGCAGGTATATTTAAATTAGTTACATAATAAACTGCATTAGCAACAATACCTGTCGGTAAAGAACCAGTTAAAGCTACAAAAGTAATTGGTTGACCAACGAAAAAAAATGTACCATTTGTTGCGTTGACAACCATTTTGCCACCGGAATTAGTAAAGGTAATCCCTTGGGTGTACGAGCCGCCAATAATTGCTGAAATGGGTACTGTACCCATTAATACATTGCCCATAGCTTGAGTTAAAGCTAATTGCTTATTGGCGTTAAAATCAGCTATTGCTGTTGATCCGTAATTTGTTGCGGCTCCTGCACTCGAATAAATCTGAGCTATAGCATTAAAATTAGATCCCGTATCATAAGGTTGAGCAAAAGACCAAAGCATATTATAAAGCTGCCATACATCAGGATTTTGTCTTGTTGTTGCATTTGATGACGCATTACCAATCGTTCCATTGTTCATTGGCAACCACCCCAAACACCATTTATTTGTTGAATTGTAAAAAGGGTTAAAACTGATTCTTATATCGCCAGTTCTTGGGCTGCTTATAATTGAATTAACATAATCATATGTTTGGAATTCATTTGCTGGAATAGTTGTAGAAGTTAAATATATAGAAGGCTTCGTGAAATTGATATCACATACTAAATTCAGAGGCATTTGAATTTGAATATAAAATGCATCGTCTTGACCATTTCCAAGTGTTAAACCCACAATGTCTGGAAAAACATCAGTAATAGTATATGAACTCCATTCGGGATTCAAAGTTATTGTACCTATACTAACCGTAGCAGGTGATGATGTTCCAGTACCTGTAAAAGTTAATAACCTTATATCAATAACATTTTGACCTGCTGCAGTACCTCCAGCATTTTGAGCTTGTATAGAAAAAGTAAAAGGTTGATTGGCCAAATTTTGCAAATGCAATGCAATTGGAAATTGATAGTATTTGTAATTTTCTCCTGTACCTGCCGAAGTGCATTGATGATTAATATAATATTCCGGTGTTACATAATTACTAATAACTGTTGTAGTTGAAGCCAAAAAAGGCATAAATGTTAGATTATCATTTGCAGTTTTATTGCTTTTAAAAAATTGAACATCAGGCATGCTAAACCCATCATGTTGGCTTGGTGATACAACAAGATTGGTAACTGTATTTAAATTCACACTAGTGAAAGAAAAATTAGGATAATTAGGCTGAATATTTCGCCAGAATCCATTGTTTACGATTAAATTATTAACACCAGCACTTGTAGCATTATTTCTAATGTTACCTAAAAATGGAAAATTAGCTCTAGTGATTTGGTTAGTTTGAGCATGATTAACGATGGTTATATAGTAAGGATCTTTTTTTGTTTCATCAGTTTCGTCATAAGGATAAAAAAAAGGAATAGTATCAACCCCGTTGATATCACAAATTGTGCCTGCACCGCTTAAAGTTAAAGGGTTTGGAAGTGGCACATAAGTGTAATTTCCAGGCTTTCCTGATTGGTAATACCAATTTTTTAAGGTAGTACGGTTATTATCATGATAACAAGTGATAGTTCCTGCTGCCATCGGTGTACCGTCTTTATCAACCAAATAATCTTGTAGCATGGGTGCTGCTATTAGCAAAGCCGTGTTTATATTTGCTGACATGATAATCCTTTATTTAAATAATTTAGATAAACCATAAAGACCAGCGCCACCTAAAATTGTTCCGGTCGCTGAACCTATTGCATATTGACCAGCTTTAGATGTAGCTAATTTTCTAATTAATTCACGCTGCTGTATTTCTGGATGAGAATATCTGCCAATTTTAGCTTTGAATTTTTTTTCTTGAGCGATTGCTTTAGCAAAGTCACGTGGGGTCAGCTCATCTTTTAATAATTTTTGAACTGATTTACTTTTTAAATAGGGCACAAATTCAGATTTATATCCATGTCGAGCATTAATATAATTCAAAGCTAAATCAGGATTACCACTTCTATTTAATTGCGTAATGATATGCTTTCTTAATGCTTCACTTATCTCTTTTGCTTCTTCTTTAGCCTTCCTTTCTATGGAGTCTGCTGGCCTTCCTATTGAGTACACAAATTTACCCAAATCACTTTGAACCTCATGAGCTGCTTCAAGAGAAGGTTTTTTATTGTATTGTTTTAAAGCATATACTAATTTGCTATTGCCGCCTTTTTGCAATAATTCTTTATCAAATTTGATAGGATTATAATTGCCTGCATATCCCCTATTTTCAGCTTCTTGAATGATATGATTAAATTGATTGGAATATTTTTTTTCAGTATTTTTCATTGAATTAATAACATTTGAAGCAATATTTTTAGAACGCAATTGAGAAATTTTTTCTATTGCTTGACCTGCTATTGGTAATGCTGCGCCTGTTGCGGCTCCTAAAAGGCGATCACCTTCGTCCGATTCACCCAATAATGCGCCACTAATAGCACCTTGAAGCGACTTACCACTTAATCCGGCTTTTGTTCCTATTCCTGTGGTTTTACCTATTAAACCAGCACCAGAAGAATATAAAGGAATTTGGCTGCTAATTTCTCCAGCACCAAAAGCCAATCTTGATAGCAATGAATTATCTATATATTGGCCTAAATTAGGGTGTGGAATTTCATAGCCTAAAGGGTTGGCAACTACATTACCCAATGATGCTCCAATGTCTCCAACACCTTGCAATAAACCGCCGGCAAAAGCAGGAAGTCGTGTTCCTTCAATAAAATTATTGAATTTTTCAGCAACATTTCCAGCTTTCTCGATCAAACTTGGCTGTTTTTGGCCTATTATTTGCAATAGCTCTTCATCGCTATATTGTGAAAAATCTTTTTTAGCCATTTAATTTTCTCGCAGTAAGTCGCCTTCGATATTCTTGCTTAGCTTCATCAAAAGTGATTGGAGGTTTATGTTTAATCAAACCCTTAATAACTGGCTCAAATTTATCTAATGGAGTCGCTTTTGCCGCAAGTTCGGAGGCTTTTAAAGTTGACATGCCTTGTTCAACTAACTGAGCTTGTAATTTAGCCCTTTCTTTTAAAGCGCTATTGATCAAGAGCTGTGCTCTTAATTTTCCTATAAGAACATCTGGAAAGTCTTGGGGGTTTGGTTTAATTGAGTTAACGAGATTTTGATCGCGACCTGTCCACGCCCCTTTAAGAGAAGACGCTATCTGCAATGTAATTTCTCCTGATGCTGTTTGCAATACTCCTAACAGTTGTTTTTGAGCAGGCGTACCAAACCATTCAGATAATGGTTTTTGAATTTTACCTGTAACATTTCTAAACTCTGGATTATTTTCAACAGAATTTTTTAATTCATTTAAAGCCAAATCTTGATTTCCTAATGTGTTAAAGGCATTTACTGAGTTTTGATAAAATTCAGACCTTGCTTTACCTAATCCCGATTGAAATGCTTTTTCTTCCGCCGTTAATCCTTGTATGCCTGTATCAAATATTCCAAATGGAGAAATTGCCATTTGTTTACCATTAACATCAACAATTTTTGGCATTCCTAAACCTAATGCTTGCTGAGCAATTGCCGCTTGAGCATAGCCTGGGGCATTTGAATTAATTGATGGCCTGTTAACTTCATTTGACTGAGGTGCTTCAGAAAATGCGGGCATTCCTTGGCCTTGATACATCTTTATTGGTTGAGATGGACTATTTAAAATATTCCCAGAACCACCACCTAATAATTGCTCTCGAATCATTTGCAATAAACGCGCTTTATCAGCAGTTGCTTTTAGCTGCTCAATTTGGGCTTTCTTAAATTCAGGCAAAAATTGATTCTCAATTTGAGCCCCACGTTTTTGCTCTCCTAATAAACCCGCATGAGCTCCTCGCAACCCAATCTCGGATTTAATATTAGGCTCATACCACTTATTAAATAGCTTGGCTTTTTGCAACTCTTCTTCAAGTGTAGGCTGTAAATATCGTGCTTTAGAAGCTTCTGTGTAACCACCTAAAATGTTTTTTATTACATTATTAAGAGGCTGCTCCATTGGCCTTTCTGGTTGATAACCATAAAATGTAAAAGCCATTATTCACCTCCTAATAATCCGCCGATTTTGTCACTAATGGTTTTAAAAGGAATAAATGCAGACAATGTCCCTAATCCTTGTCCTATAGCATTCCATTTTGCATTCTGTCTTGCAGCGTTTAATTGATTTAGATTTTGTTGTCCTGCATAAGATAATTGACCTTGTTGGGCTAGTGTTTGGGCAATCATATCGGCTATGTTAGTCCCTGATTGCAAACCTCCAGTGTAAAACCCCTGTTCACCGCCAAGCCCTTGATTATATAAAGGCAGCGCTCTATCTATCCAATTGTAATAGTCTTGATTAGCTAAATTAATTGCAAGTTCCATAGCTCGTTGTTCATGCTCAGGACTGCCATACATTCCTTCGGCAGCCGCTTTATGACCTGCGCCTTGCAAAGCTTGCTGTAAAGCAAATTTAAATCCAGGGGACTCATGAAAAGACGCCCCAATCTCATTAACTTTACCACCAGGATTTTGCAACAATGCACCGTATTCTCCTCTAAGAGTCGGAATTGCATTAATACCTTCTGAATAATAAGGCGCCATAAAAGGCACTGTTGCAGATGGTATTTGCGTTAAATAAGGCATTGCGTTAGTTGCCGGATTGGTATAAGCCATGATGATTTGTCCTTAAATCGCTGTCCAGACAGCACCTCCTGTGCTGCCAGATGTCGTGCAAATGTATAATGCATGACCTGTTAAATCATAATAAAACCAAGATACTTGTCCTGCTTGAGCTCCATTCGGATTACCAGAACCCAAAACCAAATAACTTAAAATATTCCACTGTGCTGCCACTATATTCGGCGGATTCGCATTGTCATATGTTATAACAAATTGCTTCGAGACACGATTGGTTGTATCAAAAACTGTCTTGCCACTTATATCAGGTATATTTTGTGGTAATGGAGAACCAATCAAGGGAGTATAAATAGTCTGGATATTGGCTATATTCGTTGCACTTAATCGCGGAAATAAAATACCTTCATTTGAAAAATTTTCTTGAAGCGCTTGAAACAATGAAGATAAACCAAGACTCCACAATGGGCTGAAATCCCCGTCTTTATTGATAACGGGAACTTCTCTTGGCAGGTCTGGAAATATTGCTTGTAATTGTAAGGGTTCTGCTGCCATTATGTCCTCGTATTAACTATTCCATCCGTGGCTACAAAACGCCCCATTCCCCAAAATTTAAATTGCGGGACAAAATCATTCGCAATGCCTGCTTGCCACCACATTAAACGATTTTTTCTCACTCCAATGGGCGGCAAATAGTAAGCCCATTCATTACCGAATGTGGCGCCACCATCTGTGGAAATAGACAAATCAACATGCGGTAACGAAAGATTTGATGTACCCGTATTGGCTTCTTGTTGGGCTATAAATGGCACTGAGGTTGCCAAATTGGTTTGTTGGGTCACAATGTATTTATTATCTTGTGTTTTTAATAATTGCGCATCTTGCGTAGCCAATCCTTGGAAATCACCTTGTGTCCCTAATATTTTTTTATCTTGGGTTATTAATAAAATGTTACCTAATGATTGTTGCTGATAATCAGTCTCGCCACTTTCAATAGTAAAGCCAATATCATTAATAATTTGATAGTCTTGTTCAGGGGTTCTTATGTTTTTGCATGTCCTAATACGGGGAATTTCGTGTGTTGTTAAATTACCTAAGGAATCAACATCATCATAAGTAGTAATAGAGGTATCAAAAGCAAACAGATTTCCATTGTTTTTTGTTACAAAATAATACTGATTGTTAAAAAATGCCACTTCTGCAGCGATAAAATAATTTAAGTTTTGATCGCAAGCATGATAAAACTTATCTGTCATAAAGTCATAAAATAATGATAAATTATCTGAATAAAAATTGATGTGATAAAACAAATGACCGTCTTGACGATATAAAAAAGCCTGAGAATCCTCAGGGTTTTGTAAGGTTGAAAACAAATAATCAATGCCATCCGTTGTAATCTTTCGAGGCATCCCCCCATCAGAATACATGATGATCGGCCCTGACTTTTCATTTTTTGCAAGCCATACAACAAACTCATCCATGTAAGCTACCGTTGCAGGCTGTAAGCAACCATAATCAATATTAAATTGATTGTTGCGTTGATAAGGAAAAAGCTGGGCGCCAGTATCAAACCATGCCTCAGTTACGATTGAACCCATTACAAAAATCATGTTTCCTTTTGATGGGAAGCGTACCACGGCTTGCGTATTATCCGGTTTTGTTTGCAATAGACCCACACTTGAGGAAGTAGATGGCCATGATGTCCCATCGTTGCTAGATGATAAACGCCAAGTATTATTAACAGGAGCACCATTGTAAGTATCATCAGAAGCAGCCAATATAAAGTACGTATCATGAAAGGTTAGGTAACCTGGCACAAAATCAAGGGGTATCGATTGAAATGATGGGGTTAGAGTAGGATCGTAAATATAAAACGCCGTTCCATCAGAAAATCCGATTTGTGGCTTATTGTTTTCGGCAATGTAAACCACGCCTGTTTGAGTCTGTAACGTGCCAATACGAATAACCTGATCATAAATCACTTTTTCTTTTTTTTGTGAATAAACAATGTTCACTAAAAATACATGAGCGCCAATCACAATTACTAACCTATTAAATTTAGTACTAGTAAAAACCGCGCGCCCTTCCTTACCATTTAAAAATTCAGCAGATGAAATGGCTCTTTTATAACCTGCATAAGGCACCATAAAACTATCAGAAACAAACATGTTGTAGGTTTTTTCAATACTGATTTTTGGATAACGTCCAAACGTACTTGAACCCACAATATTCAAAGGAAATTGTCTAAAATTTTGACCCCTAACAATCACTTAATAAATCCCTTTTATTAAAAGCCCTAACAAAGTAATATTAAGCGTAAACACAAGCCCCATTATGTAACGAACATTGCGCTTCAATTCTTTTAAATCATCTTGAATAGACAAAATGCTTAATTCAGCATGTGTTAGCCTAGTATCATAAGAAACAAAATTTTTATTTATGTTTTCTTTCATATTAACCGTCCTTGGTTAATTGTTTATTCTTGATGTTTATGTTCTTCTAAATATTGTATTGCTATAATAAGTCACGGACGCCAGCCCATACCAATATTTACATCTCCCCAATTATATCCTGGCTCTCTATTAGCATTTAGAATCGTAAGCTTCTTCATTGACATATCAGGCGGACTTATATACATTAACTTTCGCTTGTAACTTGCTAAAATCTTTTCTGATTCAGGGTTAAATAAAACACCATATTCGCTGCACATATATTGAGCAAGTGCATATCTTAAGTATTCAAGATAGGCAGCGTCATAGCCTTGTATGCCGTTATTAATAAATGTATAAGTTGTATAGTTCGGTATGTTATAGGGGTTAGTGAATGTCTCAGTTACATTTTGTAAATCGGTGTTTAAATCAACATCAACTAAGAAAATCTTAACTTTCATCTTTATTGGGTAAGCCTGGTCAGGAATAAAGTACATCCCAAAGGTTCCACCGCCAACACCCCTGTCAAAGTTCCATGAGAAAGGTAAGGTATAGATATTATCAACGCGAGACGAACCAAAATAATTAGTTCGACTTGTTGTTACCATTGGATAACGGACAACACCGATATTAAAAGTAGAAGTTTCTATGTCAGCCACATTAGGCAAAAAATAAAACTCTTGTGTCGGTGTCGCATTAAAAGTAATGTATTGCCAATATGGAATTAAATCAGTCTCAATCTGCTTAAAATTAAGCAAATCATTGAGCATTTGAAGACCGTCATAGATTTGATCGCCCGTAGGAACTTGTAAGTTTCTTGCTACAATTCCAGATAAAAACCAGGAGCGACTAATAAGTTGTTGCGCTGTATAAGCCATATTATCGCTCCCTTTAAAGAGACAAATTACACTAAAGCAGGGTATGCAGTATTAGAAACCCCTGTCCATGAAGCCACAGCTACAGTTACAGCATCAGAACCAGATGTAACTGCATAATCAATTTCAGGTTTTGAAGCCCCAACTCCTGCAATAACTTGAACATATTGAGTTTGTGCAACTCCTGCGGCAGCGCCAGTAATAGTTACCAAATTACCCGTAGCACTTGAGCCAGTTGGTCTAAACTGCACTGTGTCGCCAGCAGCAGCGGGGGTAAAAGTTACAAAAAGCCAACAAATAACGTTAGGCAATGTTGTTGTAGGAACTGCTGAACTTGTTGTTAAGTCAATTGCTGTAAAAGATGTTGCTGTACCACCAGTTAATACAGTGATTGCAGGGCTATTAATATAAGTTAATGCGTTAACCATATTCTGTGGTTTGCTTGTTGCATAAACGAAATGTTTAGAACCATCAGTTTTTGCAAAACCTAACAACCTAAATGAATCATAGCCCTGAGGCATAATAGGACTTGCATTTGAAGTCAATGACAAAAGCCCCGCTACTTGGTTATAACCACTTGAGTCACCAATTAAATAAATAGCATATTGGGTACTTGCTGCAATACTTCCAGTATCTAATCCATTCGCTCCATTAACCTCTGAATTAATCAAAATCGGTTGTTGGTAATTTTGAAATAAAATTGCAGGATTAATAACATTGTTAGAATCAGGCCAAGAAACGGGCATATCAATCACATCATTACCATCTCTTGCTTGTCCAGGCGCAATTGCAATTACTGTCGTAGATGCATAAGAGATATTAAGCCCTGAGATATACAAATGAGGTAATTGATAGATTGGATCGTTTTGTATTTGTGGTTGCGAAAAAGTTGCCATTTTTAAATTCCTTAATAAGTTAGTAGTAATTCCCTCATTCGAGGGAATTAGCCGATTAACCTTGCGATAACGGTACGATAAACCGCATCGAATATTCAGGAACGATCACGGAGCCATGTGTTTCATCATAAATCATTCCCGTCTCGTTTTGACCGAACAAAGAACCATAAGTGAGTCGCAATGAAACACCAGTATCCTCATCATATTCATTTGCAGTATCGTAAGGGCTTTGCTCTGGCAACTGCGGCATTGCAAGATAAAATGCGTCACCACCTAAAATCCCGCCACAACGATGCGATGGCAATCCTAAAATTTGCATGCCCGCTTGAATCGGATTATTTAGGTTTTGATTCTGACCACCTGCCCAGTTCAGCGCCGGAGTAATATTGATAGTTACAACACCAGCAGCGTTAGCAGCAGCGTTAGCAGTCGCTCTAAATTGAACAGGGTTAGCACTTGGAAAGTGACCAATATAAGTTAAATAACGCATGTTATCAAAACCGACAACCCCATCTTGGAAACTAAATAAATCACCAGCAAATACCGCATTTGCATCACTTGCAGTAGCACCACTTACAGTAATTTGCGTCACGTTTTGGCCTGTTGGGTCGTTAGTAGAAACAACAGTTAAAACTTGCTGATTCACCCCAGTATTACCTGAAACATGAATAGGCATTAAGTTTGACTGGTAATAACTAACAAGCGGAGTTCCAAAGTCACCGACTTCCCAGGACATCGCGATTTCATCGTTACGATGTGGAACAAATTGGTTAAGACCATTACCAACAATTGAAGGCACTACCGTATCAGGGAGATAAACTTTAATGCCTTCTGCAACAGAGCCGTAGTTTTTGAAAAACATAATGGCTTGTGCAAGTTGTTGGTAGGAAGTTAACGCCGTTGTTCCGTTACCATAATAACGATATGGTCCGGAAAACGTGTTAAGAGTATTGTCTAATTGACTTCTAACAGCAGATGCCCAGTTAAGTGCGACATTGCCTTCAACTTTGGTCGCTAATTCAGCAATAGCTGATTTACCAAACACACGCATGTAATCTTCTTCACCTTTTTCTAAATTAAAGATGCGTTGTTGGCTTGTTACACTAAAGCTGGTGTTGTTGGCTTGGTCACATACCAAAGTTTGTACCTGCTGAACCGCTGGCTGGAATGAAGCAACTAGACCAGCGACTGTACTAAAACGTGGAGGCTTATCAAAAGTAATTGAGGAACCTAAGTTAGCCTGAATTTTGTCAAAATCTATAAATTTGGTATTTGCTGTAGCTACATGACAGCATAAGTTTTGCAATAAAGCCAAACCTGAGCGTTGATAGGTTTGTACCTGTTGTAAAATGTTATTGGGGAAAACAGCCATTGGTATCTCCTAACTAAATATCAAGTTAGGATTCAGGTGATTAGCCTGGATATTTGCGTTTATAATCTCTCACTGACAAAGGCAATCCTGAATCCATTCCGGTGTTAGAAGGTCTTTGTTGTGATAATGGTGTATTGGCATGTTTTATTTGCGAGGCTGTCTCATTGGATTTAATAGACTCCGAAAGACGTTTCATCTCGTAAATAGCATCTTGTGGATTATGTTGACAAGCAGACTCAAGTTGATAGAGCTTAGACCTGTTTTTAGCTAAGTCATAAAGCACATCTGATGCGTTATCCACGTATTCAGCTAATAGTTGAACAACATTCGGATAATAACGCATATCTACACTATTCGTTACTGTGTCAAAATCTTGATATTTATCTTTGCCAGTCGCAATTTTTTGTTTATACGTATCCACGATACGTTGAGCTGCTTCAGCATAGGCACGCTCTAGGCTTTCTTTTTCCCATTCGCTTTTTTGCCTGCTGAGCTCTTCCGCTGCAACGCGTTTAATATCTTCCTCTGATAAATAACGCTGCGAATTAGCGGCTTGTTGTGGTTGCTGAACTTGTTGTTGTTGCCTTTTAAAACTTTCAACAGCTTCATGTTTAGCACGTCCAACAATTTCATTTAATTCTGATTGCTTAAACAATCGTTCAGCTTGTTGCTGAACAACAGGTTCAACTGGCGGCTGATTCATATCAGACGCGTTATCCATAACACTATTATCCATACATTCCCTTCTAGCTATTTCCCCGCCACGGTAATACCTCTGCCTTACGAACAGGTCTCGGATTATTACGCCATCACGCTAAAAACTTACCTCGCATATCGCACGAGTCTCGATGGATGGGTTGCAGTCCTTTGCAAGATGAAGCATCCATGAAGTGAACTTTAAATAAAGTCTAAATAGTGAACAAGTTGTTATGTGCTTGATAAGAATAGATTGTTCTTTTTAAGATTAAAATGTTCGTTTTAATACATTGATGGAAAGATAAGTTATTAATATCATTGCAATAAAGTTATAAAGAACAAAAAGGATAGCTATGCTTAAAATTGATGGGATAGAGTATTTAAGCGATAAACAAACTGCGGCTAAATTTGGGCTTTCACGTTCTTGGTTTAAAAATGCGCGTTATCAAGGTAATAGTCCGCCTTATTATAAACTGAATGGTAAAATCTATTACACAGAAGAAACCGTGAACAATTGGTTTAAAGAGAACTTAAAAAAATGTAGGTCTGAACAAAAGAGGTAAAAGCTCAGACCTATAAGGCTACATAACGAGATAAGACATAATTATAGTGCCGTCTAATGCGGTTGCTGCTGTATTGTTATAAATTGTCAATGTTGCAGTTCCAGCGCCAGGCACGCATTCAACAGTGATATTTTTAACAGTATTTGTACCACCTGCTAATGTAATTTGCACTGATGAAGATGCGGTGATGAAAGTATTTGTCCAGGTTATGGCATAACTTGCCCCACCTGCGGTGGTTAGTGATGAAGTGGTTATAGCTCCAGCCATTCCATCGGCGGTTACAGCATTAGCCGCTTCGGTGCCATTTACTTTATTAGCAACAATGCTTGCACCTGCTGCAAGGGTATTTGTGCCGTGGTCTAATAAGAAATTAGCTGTTGCAGCGGCGGGATCTGGAATACTAATCACCGATGCTTGCCCCATCGAAGCATTACTTATAGTGGTCGTTGTATTACCTGTATTAGCAACAGCCGCTAAAACTAACGACCCTTTATTAGCAGCAGATGGAAAAGAAGACAATGTACCTGCCGTACCTGAAAGACCTGCAGAAATATTACCTGGATTAGTAACGTTGGCCGCTGCTGAAGAAATAGTACCCGTTGTATTGGTGAAATGAGCTAAATAATTGGCAGTAGTCGGGAGAGTAACTTCCCCAGGGTTTGCCCAGGATGACAGTGTAATTTGCCCATTTGAAGCAGCAATGCTTACTGTGAAAATCCCAAAACTTCCAGACTGGGTTTGCTGATTATAACTATAAAGTGCCATAATAATATCGGCATCAGATAATGGCGTTGCTGAATTAATATTGCTTTGATTCAAATACCCCGCTGTTGTAACAGTACTTAAATTATCGCCAAACACTGCAAATTTAAGATTTGGGTAATTCCCATTTGTCATAGGAATGGGAGTAGGAAACTGAATTACACTAGTCATTTTATATCCTTATTAATTGATTAGCTTGTCCATAAGCTAAATTATTTTAAGCTTTTCTTGGGGTTAATGAATCGCCTCTTCTACTCCAGTTTGCTTTATCGCCTTTTCCCATTTTGCCATGATGACCTTCAACGTCATTTCGCTCATGCCGTCTTTGAATGACTCTTGAAATTCCTTCTTGATGAGTATCATGAACCATACGATTATCAATAAACCCCTCTTTAGGCTTATATTCATGAGAGGAATGATGCATGGGTTTTTTATGACTAGAATGATGCTTATTATGTGTCATGGTGAATATCCTTATTTTTTACGAAGCTTTGAAAGTGTTTTAGCTAGATTAGCCTGACGCCGAATAGTTGGGTTTTTACCGTGTTCAGCTTTAGCTAATTTTTTTGCAGGAATTTTTTTTCCTTCAGGAACGCCAAGTTCTCTATGAAGTTTTCCTGGGTGCTTGATGGCTTTTTGTATCCATTTTTTATCAGCCATTTTATTGCCCTTGTTTCTTATTTTCAACAAACTGCACAAGAAGTTGTATAGCCTTGTCGAGTTCATGAATTAAAAATTGCTGTATTAGAGGCTCATATGCAACAAGCTCTCTTTCTAAAATTGCAATCAAGCCATTAGTGATTAAACTCAGCATTTCTTCTCCTTAGCATATTGGCTTTTTCATAGGACGCCTAGTTTTATTGGTGTCCTTGGCCACTGGTTTTACTGATTTAGCAACAGACTTAAACGCTTTCTTTTTTACTTTTTCTTCTCGTTGGTCGTACGGACTAACGCTAATTGTTGTTTTCTTCTTTCTTTGTTTAGCATCCATTTTTCTATCCTTTCTACACGTTGACTCATGTTGTTAATTGCTTCGACTACAAGGTGACAAGCTTCTTCGAATTCTTGCCGCTGAGATTCTAATGATTCACAAACCGCATCAAGACGTTTTTCTAAATCTGTCATTTTAAAGAACTCTTCTTAACCATTTTTTTAACTAACGCTTTATCTTCTTTTATGTCAGCATGTTTTTTAGCATGCTCTAAATGTTCTTTGGCTTTTTTATGGTGATGTTCGGCTTTACCATGATGATGCTCAGCATGTTTCATATGGTTTTCTGCTTTCTTCATGTGGGAATGATGTTTTTTCACGACTTTCTCCTTTTGTGATTGAACAGGAATCTTAGCTCCTGATTTACGTGCTTGATTAAGGCTTGCAGCAATAGCCTGATTTCTTGGATGACCTGCGTCAATCATCTCTTTTATATTCTCACTAATTATTTTTTTGGACTTTCCTTTAAGAAGTGGCATGATTGAGTCGCCCTAAGGTTATGTTTTTGCAAGCCCTAATTTCAGGATTGCCATAAGTCCAACATTCGCCAGTTTCTTTAATGAAAGTAACCCAGTAAAGATTATCTTCTGGGCCGTAATCAATTAAAAAATGGGCTAATCCTTCACCTTTCGGAGTCAGGATTGGAATAGGTGGGTTTAATTGTAAAATCATGATTTCTTAGCCCATACGGTTTCATAAAGATTTCTGCGTTCTTCAGGATTTGCACCATCCATGTGATTTCTCACCGCATTTTCAAGCTGTCTATCATTAAGTTTGTAAGTCTTTTTTAGCTCTTTAAAGGTGGCATTATGTAAGTCTTGCCAGGTCACTTTCGACATTTATTTCTCCTTGTAATATTTTGTCTAAATAATTAACTTTATTTTGATAATCTTCAAAAGACATTCCGACAATGTTTTCAATAAACTCTTTTAAGCTCATATTCTCTTCAATTAAATCAGTGTGCATGCCTTTCTTTTCCTTCATCAGCTAATTTATGATGCCTATCAAACGCCGACATAATATGCTTGTGTGTCATGTCATGGCGTTTAATTTCCAAGTCAACTTGTTTGGCAAAACGTTCCGTCATGGCTTTTACGAGCTGTATATTAGCAGACTGTTGACCCAATCTTAAATCTGCTAAAACTTTGCGCTCATCTTGTTGTAATTTTGCCATATCAACAGCAAATTTTTGTTGATTTTGCGCTTGTTGTTGTTCTAGTTTCGTCATCTCAATTTGTTGTTTCATTACCGCGGGGTTTTGTTGTTCTGCTTGCATTGCAGCTTGTTTTTGCTGCTGATATTCCTGCAGCCATTCATCAGTTAAAGCTTTAAGCTGTTCAATGCCTCTGCCTTCCATGTTATCGAGCACAAAATTAAGTCCTTTTTCGGCTATAAATTGTGCAAATAAGGGTGACATACCCATCATTTCTTTGATCATCATAATTGTTCGTGATTTTTGAACTTGGAAGGATGCACCCGCTTTTACAGAAACATTGAGCAAATGACTTTCAAAGTCAATTGGAAACCCATCTTCTTGATTGATTTTTACATATTGACGCTTGCCGTCATCATCGCGAATTGGGATTGTCCTTGGGGTTGTGAAATATTTGGGCATTAAATCAACATAAATTTCTGCAAGCCTTTGGAATCCTTGCAAGCATCCAACGATATACGGCATTGCTGTTGCATTCGATTGACTAGCCGCTTCAACAATTGCGATCCCAGACAATTGGTTATTGTTTATTCCTAAACTTGCATCGTATGAACCTAGTACGTTTTGTATTAAAGAATCAGTGCCCGTAAAAGCTTGCGCAATCTCCGGCGGAGCCGGAACCCTTTGTACTTCTCGGATTGGATTATTGATTGGCATGCTTGGATCGTTTTCATATACCGAGTTGTAAACCACCACGTTAGCTTTTTGAACATCTTTCAATGCCTCTTGATAAATATCTTCTTTAGGAATAGCTTCTTTTGCTATCATAAATTTATGCTGAACTGTGTTTTCAATTTCATTAGCAAGAGAAATACCAGCCCAGTTTTTAAGCCGTTGCGCATCCTTTGCATGATATACATACGGTCTAGTAACTTGCCTGACGTTGCCATTTTTAGGTGTTTTAATCATCATTGAATTGCCGTCAATAAAGACCAATGGCAGATGAGAGAAATCAGTTTCCTCATACTCAATGACTTGATTTTCAATTAATCGATACCGTACGATTCTATCTAAAAATGTTTTTCTTGGTTTGCCGACAATGGTGGGTGGCACCGTAATATCATTCCATTCATCGACAATTTTACGGTATTGTTTCATCGTCATGACACGGCCATCTCTGACCTGCACAATCGTTTCCTCTTTACGAACCTTTTCGTAATAATCGGCAACAACAATGATTTGACTGTTATCGTTAAGATATGACCAGTTAAACCCTGCAAAATCACGTCTAAAGTTTAAAGTGTTAATTGGCGTGTCGGGATATTCTTCTAAAAATTCGTCTTTGTCTTTGGGGAAAAGTTCAAAACAAAAATTGCCATCCCCTTTATGGCTAAAGCGAGCAATTTTATCAAAACCGGATAAAGTGGGTTCACAACGGGTAAATTTAATAACCTGATTCATGGACATGGCGTGTTCATAATCAGTATAAACTTTTACAACACTAAAACCGCCGGACAACAAATCTTTATATACTTCATATCTCAAATGCTCATTATCTGAGTCCATGAAGACATGTTTTAGATGTTGTTCAACAACTTTAATAGTAACAGGATCAGCTTTGTTTTCATCATAAGCATTGACTTCAATATCAGGTTCTTGTTTTGAAAATTCGCCAAGCAATCGACTAATGTAAGCTTCAAGCACATTGAATTCAAGTTGCGGTCTATTTATTGTCATAAGCAACGTAATTTCATCATTCGTTAATGATGATTCAAAAACAAACTTACGAAATTCGTTAAAACTGTCATAGTTATGCTTGAAATAATCATGCGCGTTTTTAACTTTTTTCTTAATACGCGCAAGATTATCTTGATAGCGCTTTGCTACGTCCTTCATTACCCTGTAGCTCCTTTAGCAAATCCTTTGCTTTTAAGCCCTTATTGTATCTTATTTGATTAAGATTTATAATATTTTTGCTTTATTTAGAACTAGAAGTAAAAATCCCTTGTGAACTGCAAAAATTGATAGCTCTATCAATGTCTCCTATATAGCTGATGGAGCTATCTCCCAAAAGCATTCCTTCTCAATCGATTAATGTGAGTTTGATTTAAATTGATATTCTGCCCAATTTTTTCATAGTCTGGCGCATTTGTTGTATAAATTAAAGTCTTATCTATTAAAGCTATTTTAATTGCATCTGCTGCTGTGTCTGCGATATCATCCCATCGGTGGGTTTCATTTGCTGTAATCTTAGACATATGGTCAATACACGCTTTGACATGTCTTCCATACTCTGGAAATGAAACTCGTCTTTCTGCAATATAGGGCTGAACTTCCAAAAAGCGCTTGGTTTTATTACCCTGCTCCCTTGTTCTTGGAATATCCATCAAACGAATTGCCCGAATTTCATCTAATAGACTAAGCAGTGTACCGCCAGTTGATTTTTTCTCAATCGCTACTAATTGCGGTGGCTTTTTATAGCGCATGCATTCTTGCCAAAAGTCCAAAAAAGTTGGTTTTAAATCTTTGGGTTCTATACGGCATTCAAGCGTATCAATCCAGTGTAAGCCATATTGACCTGTCTTAATGCCAAATGATTCGATTTCATATAATCCCCAGAAACTAAAGGCAGTAGCATCATTGTAACTTTTAGACGTTTCGGCCGTATCACAAGTAATGAATGTGCATAATACGTTCGGTTCTTCATTCAGCATGACAAACCATTCCGGTTTAAATAGTGCCCCACCTGCAGGGATTGGGTCTTGTTGATATTGACTTGCAAAAACATAAGAGTCGTGTTCTTTCTTTTTAAGTAACATTTCTAAAGGTTGCGCTTCCGGATACATTGCATTTCCTGCTTCATCAATACTTTTGATAATGACTTTGCTCCATTCATAGCCGTCTTTGCCAGATAATAAGTAGGCCGCTAAGTCGTCTTCATGGAGTCTCTGGCCGATGAAGATAATAGGCACGCTGATTCCGCGGGCACGCTGTTGGATAGTTTCTCTGTAGTTATCAATAACTGATTGTCTAATTGTGTCTGAATGAACTTCATCTGGTTTATGAGCGTCATCAATGATGACCGCCCCAGAAAATCGTTCCAATCCAGGCAATCCTGCATCTTGACCAGTAATCGCGCCACCCGAGCCGAAAGCTGCAACAGCTCCTCCTTTTGTAGTTTGGAAATATTCTTTTGCTTTTGAGTCATGTCTAATTCTCACATTAAATAAGTATTGATACTGTGCAAGTTGCATAATACGTTTGATAGTTTCGGTATGTTTTGCGGCGAGCACTTTAGAATATGAGATATATAAAAATCTTGAATCTGGATTGTTTGCCATTGTCCATGCAACCCAAAAACAAAGTAATGTTGATTTTCCTGAGCCTGGGCTTACGTTAATGATTAATCGATGATTAGGAATTTCAAGCCTTGCAGCTTGAGTTAATGCTTTAGCAATAATGATATGATGAGACTCTCGGCCTGTAGGTAATGAGATAATAAATTTACGCCCTGTTAAGATAGGGTAAAAGAATTTAGTGAATTCGAGCAAACTGCCTTTTAAACGTGCGGCGAGGCGTTCATTATCCTCTTTGAACATCTTTTATTAAATCCTTTTAACAATCAATCGCTTTGTCGCTATTTAATCATTATGTCGCAACAATTTATAGACAGTTGGTGCAGATTTTTCTATCGCTTGACCAATTGATGCAATACTTAGCCCTTTTTTCTTCAATTCCTTTACTTTTGCGCTTAGCTTCATGTCAACGGGAGGACGACCTAAGTGTTTTCCTTTTTTCTTTGCGAGATCTATGCCTTCTCTTTGGCGATTACGAATCATATTTCGCTCAAATTCTGCAAAAGCACCCATCATATGCAGCATTAAAGTTGCAATCGGGTCTTGCTGTGATGTAAAGGTAAGATTTTCTTTGATAAATTTTACAGCAACGCCCTTTTTTACAATTGTTTGAATTATTTCTTGCAAATCGCGCAAATTTCTAGCAAGCCTATCGATACTATCAACAACTAGCGTGTCGCCTTCTCTGATATAATCAATGCATGCTTGCAAGTTAGTTCTTTCTTTGATACTTCCTGTGACCACATCGACAAACTCTTTATCTAACTTGATACCTGCTAATTGCCTTGCAGTATTTTGACTCTGAGATGATACACGAATATACCCCACTGTTTGATGATTCATAAGCTAACCTAATTAAAGCAATACATAATAATGTAGAACGACAGGTATAATAATAGAAGTTATTATTAGTCCAATAGCCAAATTAAATTTGTGATCTATTTTATTAACTTTCTGTTCAAGTTTGTCAAATTTATAATCAATATGCTTAAACAAAGCGTCATGAACCCTTAGTTTAACTTCATAATCAATATAATTTTCTTCTGCTTTTGTAAAACTGCTCATTTACGTCTCATTTTTTTATGAGCGCAGCATACCTTTTTTTAAAATATAAAAAAAGGTCTATTTTGTGATTATTTTTATATTAAAATGCAAAATTAGATTTTCTAAGATAACGTGTACCTTTTTTAAAACGTATTAAGCTTGCTGAAAATAGTGTTGGCTGGCTCAGCGACGAGGTTCACCAATGGTTGAAAGAACGTTCTAATTCAACACAGGAGACAGAATAATGAGAAAGGCGATGGATAATTAATCTCAATGATGATTAAATGCTTTCATTTAAGTCTTAATGACACTTATGAAAAATATTATTGATAACATTACTATTATTGCTTTAGTAATAACTATGCTTTTTGTATTATGTCAATCATTGTACGATTATTATTTATCTTCATTATGATTGATTTATACATCGCTGATAAGTGCGTCACAGAATGGGGTCATTTTGAAATCATAGAACGTTATCATTATGACTTTGATGTTGAAAAAATTTGGCTATCAATTTATCCAGATTCTACTAAAAATTTCAATTTAGAGGGCTTGACGGGTAAAGAAGCGGTAGAAGTATTGAGCCATGCAATTGAAATACTCAGTTTGAAAACGAACAATTTTACTCAATCAATTCATGATGATTTAGAGCGCGCTTTTTACACATTTGTTATTTTTTTAAACATATTATTAGAAGCAAGTCGAAGACATCCGAACGGGGTTTGGTATAACCCAATATCTCATTATTAAAATTTTATAGTAGATATTTAGAATGTTAATAAACGCGTTGTGTTCGTATCCAGTTATCTCGTTAAATTAAATTAAGGAATTGAATATGCTAGACGACTTAAACGAAGATGAAAAGATAAAAGCTGCAAAATCTTTACTTATAGAAAACAGTAAAGCGCATTATCTATTTATTAAAAGATGGTTAGAACTTTTTGATTTTGAATCTCCTGTAGATAATTTGATTGTTCATTTGACGGCAAAATTTGTTTCTTCGATCGGCGGTGGTTTAAGCCATGAAATTGAAAAAGCAGTGAAATCAGGAGCCAACGAATATACATCTGGACAAGCTGTTGAATCCGCAATTAAATTAATGCGCACAATGGCTAATGAAATAGAAAGCCATCATTTGCATGGCGAATGCGGCAGTTGTTGCGGTGAAAAACATTAATGAATTAAGGATGTAAAATGCATAATGAAGAAGAAGAAACTAAACTTTTAACGTTCGGTCAACTAATACAAATTAAGCAATCGGCCTTCCTGAGGCAAGAGAGAGCCTTTTATTGACGTCCGCAATCCTAAAAATTGTTAACAACCCATTCGGCTTTTCCTACCTTGACAATTTCTTCATATTTTGCTCGATAATAAGCTTGCCCACCTTGTTTCCCGTTTTCTCCTAAAGCTTGTACATATCCTTGGACACCCCAGGATTTTATTTCACTTACAACCATAAAGCAGCCGGCAAACATTTTATTACGTGTTTTTTCTGGGTCTAATTGAACAATGTCATTTACTTGTATAGCAGAATCTATTTTTTCTGAATGTGTAGAACCCATAATCAAAGCTTCACTACACCATTGCAGAACAAGGCTTATCAATTCGTCTTCTAATTCATTTTCTTTATATTCTCTTAAAACGTGTTGAACTTGCTGTTGAATCTTATTTGTAATTTTAATTTCCAAAATACACCTCAATATAAAAAAAATTAGGTGAAAGTAGGCAGGAATTGCACCTGCTCATAGCGTGGCCTGGTGCCAGTAACACTTGCATTTCTCAAAGCAACTAAGTCATGTTGCCGTAATGGAATTCGTGGCCTACAATCCAGGTGTTTAACGACCGTCATCAATGCAAGGGGTTGCTATCACTCACTCTTTTCGCGTGTCCCTAAACCACGCCGCTACTTTCATTTATCTTTGCTATAAAACGGCGACAACAATCCGAGAAATGCAGCTGGAGCAATAAATAATAGAAAAAATATCAATACAAAAAAGAAACCAAAAACATTTTGAATAAAATCATTTATAGTCATTAAAAAATCCTTATAAATGCCCATTCGCGCGCTTCAGGGCTGGAAGCAAAGGATTAGCGCTAAAACCTGCAGTCTGCTCATGGAGTGGTAAACAGAAGCTTGGCAGATTTGTTCGTTTAGCAATATTAAATCAACATTCTCGCTTATATTCTTGATCTAATTCTTTACGGCGCTGCTCTAAATCTTTGTCCATTTCATCATCTTTTCCATCATCAGTATTAACTGTTTTTTCAGAATACCATTTTGGGTTTAATCGTGCAGCACTCCAGCGCAAAGCTTCCATTTTTAATTTAGATCTTCCTAACATTCCGTTATCAATTTTCTCATTCCCATCTTTATCAAAATAAGTCGGAATATCATTATGTACTTCAAGCATTTCATCAGCAATTACATGAGCTTGTTGTTTTTTTGCTTGCATATAATTGTCGAAAAAGTCACCATATAGATTAAGCCAATTATAAATTGTTTGTCTATCAGGCAAATTGTGCAATTTTATTAAAGTTGTCAATCCTACTGGATTAGTGGCTATTAATTTACAAATCTTATCGGCAAGCTCTTTAGAATATTTTGTAGGAGCTCCCATTTTTGCTTTACCGGTCATCCTTAACCTCTCAAATCAAATTTTATCGTACGTTTTTTGAAACATTTTCTCAGCTTCCTGCCGAGATATTTTTGGATCTAATTTCATAATGTCTTTAATTGCATCTTTATACGCTTTACTACGTTTATCAATGCTACGATGCGATAAATTATCGCTATCATTTTCACTCCAACTATTCCCATAACCATCACATTTATCGCAATCAGTTTGTATCATCCCATTACCAAAATATTTACCCGTTCCCTTACATCGATAACAAAGCATAAACAATCCCTGCCTTTGAGTTTAGAAAATAATAACACAGCGCATAAATAACACAAAAACTCAATCGCTTAAATTATCTTCCGTTAAAAAATCCGTGTACTTGCGCCAATTGCTATACTTCTCTTCATAATTCCCATTAACTTTCGAACGCTTGTTATTTTTGTTCGCCGCAACTAAAGTCCTAGCCCCACAGCTTTGACATGTACGACCTGGTTGCAATCGAACACTATGACAAAAATAACACTCATATGATTTATATTTAGCCATCTCTTACCATCCCCAGCGGTAAATTTTATTATTTTAAAACCTGGTCTGGCATTCCCATATCTCGCCAAACTTCCACAAATCGTTTTAGGATAGAGATCTCCAACAACCCTTCTCTCATAGCGTCCTTATCAAAATCGTCTAATAGACGCGTTGAAATTAGCTTTGGTGGCAAATTAAGTTCTCTGCCAATATTAAAAATTATTTTTTTGCACTCACTATCTGTTAAGAATGCCATTTCAAACTATCTCCTAGTATTAGTTGCATTTGTGTTCTGAAATGATCATTTGACTTACAGTGCTGATAATATTTAGCAATATAATTCTGTTTCTCTTTCTCACTCTGTTCATCTCGTTTATCTTCAATTGCACGATGGATAGGCTTAAGCTTGCCGCTTAGAAAATCTCTAATTGCGATTTCATAATTACGATAAAAAACAAGTTGTGTCTTTTCTCGACTATTCGTTTTCATGAAATATCTATCACTTTGCTCAAGCGCATGATGAATTACTGAAAACTGCTCAGTGGATAATCCTTGCAATTCACCGTTTCGTAATAAATCATAAGCTTTGATATAAGCTATTTCTTTAGGCAACAGATCGTAATCTTCTTCTGAAGTCTTACACCATTTAAGAAACTGACCAATTGTTGGCGTGTTGATTGGACTCTCAAGTCTGCAGCGTTTTACGCCCATGCTAATTTGCTCAATGCGATTAATTCCTGAATCCATAAACGCTCTAGTCCATTGAGATTTTTCATTATCAATTTTTTTCTGATTGCCCTGATATTGTTTCTCAAATCCTCTGCATATCGTTTCAAAAAATACAAATAGACGATTTACCACGGCAACTGACGAAGGATCTAAATCTTTTTTTATTTCTTGCTCTTGACGACGCTCGAGAAAAGTCTTCGAATCAATGACATCACTTATTTTTTCCATGCTAAAACCCTAACTCATTTTCATAAAAATTCTTGCCCCAGTCGGTGCTTAAATTATTAATTCCCGATGATGACTGAGGTTTAGTAAATTGAAACCATTCGAAACGTAAAGATTGCCAGCCACTTGCAACCATGGTTTCAAAAGAATCAACGGGATTTATGCCTTGCTGTTCACACTTCCAAAGCTCTTTCTTGATTTTATTCCATGCAGTAGGAGTTATCGGAGCACGTTTCTTATTGCGAGTAGTTAACCAGTCAGCAAGCATCTCGACCGGCAAATTGAAAGGATTGTCAGCTCTTAAGTCTTCAAGCGTTAAAACAGTTTTTGTGCCACATTTTGTATTTTTATTGCTCTCTTTGTTTTCACAATAATCAGACTTTTAAAGACGCTAGAGATTCACAGCATTGAGAGATTATCCCTCTTTTGGTGAAAAAATTATTTTTCACTGTAAGTGAATTGGCTGTATAAACACATAGGTGTGAGTCGGTGCATGTATCATCAAAGCGAACTGCTACAGTTAACAATATCAAGACAAAATAAGCTTGTGTAATGTAAATGAACTTCTGTGAGAAACTGAAGTGACAACTATGAGTGCCAAAAAAGTTCGCTTATTTAGAATCATTTGAACAAAGAATTTACATATATCAGAGCAAGATAATTTAATGCCCTGTTAAAATTGACAAATCAATGTATAATATGTACTTATTTTTTTCATTCTAAAACAGCCAATGTCATTCCCGGATAAAAATGGAAATTTGTTTACTGCTGTCAGAAGACTTCAAAAATACTTACACGCATCTCCTTGTAAGGGAGAAGAAAAGTTCATAAGAATACTTTTGCATGGCAAACAAGCCTCTATGAAAGTCAATTTTGATGGATTAACCAAGCAAATGCATCGTCCTGACATTCATGAATTAATTCAAATAAAAAAGAACATCTCTGAAATAATTCATTCAACGAATAATTCAACAGCATTCATTAATTGTTTGAATAAGGTAGAAAAAGACATTGATGCAGTTATTCATTATTTTAAACAAATTAGGAATAAAAACGGATTATTTACACCCCAAAGGTTCAAAACCTTTAATGAACTTTACTCTGATACTGAAAATAGCTTTCTTGGCAAAATTATTTTGCCTTTACACCAATCAATGGATTTTCGCTTAGGCAATCTACCCGGTGCTTGCGCTGGGTATGTCCTTGAATGGATTAGATGTCTTTTGCTTAATAAAAATCCTTTTGGGATTAATCCAACTAATCCCCCTTTTTTTAAGCCTTTAAAATACAGCCTGTCGACAAATAAATATATAAGCCTCAATCATACTATTCCCGTTAATTTAAATATCTTTGAACTGCAAAATACACACTATGATTTGGGTAAGTTATCTAAAAGAATCAATAACGAAACTGCGAAATCATTCGAAATTAAAAGCGAAGTCGTTGTGAGCGAAAGGTTTTTTTACCGCACAGAAATGGTTGCTCAAGATATCATAAAAAATCTTACTGAATTTCCTAGTTGCTATTTTAATTTATCAATGTCTAATTTGTCTGCGGGACATGCCATGGGCTTCGGCAAAGATGAGAATGGGTCTTATCATTTTATAGATGCAAATAGTGGATGGTATTTATTTGCAGACAAAGATAATTTTCAAAAATGGTTATCTTATTATTTTAAAAAAATGGGTTATGATCAGAGATACTGTTCTTACGAAATTATTTCTTACGCATTACTAAAATCAGAATCCAAGAAAGTGATACTCAATTCCATTATTAAATCACTAGGCAGCGTTTTTTACGAAATATTTTTGGTATTCGCCATTTTTATTAATTACCTTTATCAAAAAGTTAAATTACTCGTTAATTTTGTTCATACAGGAGAAGAATTTAATAAGGAAATGGAAGAAATTGCGTGTCATAGCCCTGTTCAAGAGCCAACTAAAGATGACAATTACCCCGTTGAAGAAAAAATCCTCAAAAATGCCTCAAGCTCTTCAAGTCTAGATGGGTTACTTGATTTATCTTCCCGTGAAATTGAACAGAAGAAGGAGCAAATGAAAATGAATCCACCAATTTGGCAGCAATGGAGTCTTCAACAGCCCATTACAGAGGATGATGAATTATTACAATTGAAACCACGCTAATTAAATTAACCAGACTTTTCTGAATATGATGAAAAAAGGAGGCTTGCAGGATACGAGCCTCTTTATTGGTCAGAATAACTTCTGTTTTATCTTTCAGTTACATCCTTAGATTGAGAAGAAAATGATAAGAAATTATTAAAAGATCCTTCCTAGGTTTACAAGCAAAGATCTTTTTGAAATTGACTTTGAAAAACAATTTTATAGCACAGGGGATGATAATATGGATTTTGCTTCTTCAACAGCTTCAGCTTCATTTTTGGCAATTTTCTGCTGAGCCGAAAAGAGATTTACGATTGACAGCAAGGAAGTTATTTTTGTTATTTTGTCACTAGAGCCTTTTATAGCAACCAACCTTTCATGTGTAACAGGATCTTCACCATATAATTCACTCTTTGTTATACCGATGTATGCTGTATTGTAGAGTGTTGTCCTCGTTATTGCCTTATAACTAGTATCTTCCCGCCCTTTAGCAGTTCGTCTTAACTCCTTAACATCTTGAAGCTCTTTTGCCGTTACTATCAGCGCTTTCACATTTCCATCATTTTCATATGCCTCTCTCATGCAAGTTGCTATGTGAACGAGAGGGTCAACAATTAAAGTTTTAATGGTTTCAAGAGGTAAGTCTATGAGGAATTTAAGTATTTTTACAGGTATCTTAACAAGTCCAAAAATCAGTCCAGCCAAACCTTTCAGAAGGGTTCTTGGCAAAGATGATCGTGCAGATTGTTCTGAACCAATATCTAAAATTCGGTTAACTCCTAAATGAAAGAAATTCAAAGCATTATCGAGAAGCCTAATTGGGTTCAAAACGGTATGTATAACATTTTTTAATGCATTTTCTTGAAGTCTAATTTTTCTATTTCTATGGACATAAAAAATATCTGTTAGAATTGGAAACATAAAAGCAATCCTAAGCAAAGGAAATTTTTTATTTCTATTAATACCTGGGCTGTCAAATCCGTCTGCAACTTCGTCTAGTAATTTAAAAAGAGGTCCGATATTTAAGTAAGAATAAAGAGGTAGAAGCAGAGAGTACTTCCTAAAAAAATAAAACTCAATATCTCCGACATATTGATAAGAAATCGTTGCAGAAAGTTCAGCAAACTCCTTCTTCAGTGCCTCCATAGCAGGTTTTAATTCGTTCGATAACTGTTGACGAGCCCTATTTGCAATTGTTCCAGGTACAAATTGCAATATTGAGCCAAAACCTAAATATTGTTTAATTGATAACTCATAAACTTTATAAGCATTTTCTAATGATGGTGTAGACTTTGAGTGACGTCTTGCGAAATTAGTGTGTTCACGATCTGTTTTTCTAAATCTTTCATACATAACGCCCGGGAACAGATAAAAGGCCAT